TTACACGGTAACCATTGAACTGACCAGAAGACTGGAAGCCTTGTGTACGACCCATGTAGTCCATAGTACCATTTTGATACCACCACTTCAATTGATTATCCCAAGACAATTTCAATAAGAAGATGTTGTCATTAGTGTTATCAGTGATGTCAAAGATAATGAATGAGTAAGAAGATAATGGGAAACCATCAATGATTGGGTTCTCAATATCATTTGTATGAACGTTGTCAAATGCTGGGTTCAACACAAACTTAACGTTAGCCAAGAATGGGATAACATAAGAAGTGTAAGCAAATCCAAAGTTCAAGTCCATACCTTTACCAGTGATTGCACCGATATCAGCAGCTTGGATAAGGAGACCAGAAGATACTGCTTCTTTTTTAATAGCCTCATTAACCATTCTCATACCACCCATACCAGTTTGTACAATCAAGCTGCGTTTTGGATCTGGACCTTGGAACTCAACCTTACCATTGAAGAAGTTGTAGATCTCAGAACGGAACAAGTCAAGTGTGAAGTTATTTTTGTTGTAGATTCTTTTGAAAGAGTTATCCAACTGTTTCCAAAGACCCACAGACAATCTAAGATCATCTGGACCATCCTGACGTACTCTACCACCTTGACCCCACATGAGGTAAGTTTCAATGTCAGTTGCAATTTTAGACAAGTGAGCAGCTTCCATAGTGGTCAAGAATGTTCTTGATAAGTCACCATTGTCAAATGCTTTTTTCACTTTGTCTTTACCCATTACTTTCACCATGTCTTCCAATGAAGTGATAGATGGATCATCAGTAGCACCAAAGTTTCTCCAGATCTCAGTTACAGGAACTGTACCATCTGCATTCATACCACCTTTGATCATCAAGTCAGCACGGCTAGAAATAGAGTAGTGTACGTGAGCTTCTGCACCTCCTACAAAGTTGTAGAATTCACGGAAACCAGTTCTTGTAGTAATATCAGAGAATCTCTCACCATACTCCCCACGTGCAGAACCTTTACGGAATACTTTTGTACCGTTAGCCAAGTACTTGTTATCCAAGTATTTGAAGTTGTCATTGTTTACCAACTGTACAGTATAGATGAAACCATCACCAATAGGAATGATATCTTCTGAAGTAATGTACATTTCAACACCGTTGTATTTGTCATAAGTGATGATATCACCATGTCCAAACTCACGTCTGTTAATTTTGATACGGAAGGTTGTACCTTCAATACCTTTGAAATCATTGTTTGCTTCAATGTCCTCTACAATGTAAGGAAGGTCAGTAGAAACCGGAGTTTGCCACTTGTACTCTCCACGAGCATTGTCTACCATGATTACATTTTTGCCACCAAATGAAGACATTTGATAAAGAGGCATTTCAACCTTTTGAGCCATAGCCCACAGATCCACTGGACCAAGGTCCATTGGCTCAGCATCTTTCAGCATATTCACCAAGTGGTAAGAATCCACATGGGAACTTGCGTTGTAAGCGGTATCCCTAAGGAATATACCATTGTTTAAAACTGGAGTTGCCATTTGTATTTATTTATTTAAATTGTTACTAATTAAAATCTCTTGAACAAATTATTTGGTCTAGAGAGGGTTCTTTGTTGTGATTTTGCTGCTGGTCTTCTAGCATCATCATCACCTGTATTTGTTGAAGAACTAGAAAGTTTTCTAGCTTCTTCTGTTTTTAATGTTCTTACTGTTTTCTCAACTGTAGCTTTTGCACCTTGATCTTTTACTTTTGCCTTGTATCCTTCTGGATCTGCAAGTAACCAAAGAGCTTCAGCAATCAAATCATGTCTTGGTTCAACAAACTGATACTTCTCAAGTAAGTGACCAAGTAAGTTGGTTTGTTTTCCTGAGATAGAAGGGTAGTTTGGTTGTACTAAACCTGAGTATAACATCCCTTGAACTTTTCTATCAAGTTTAACACCACCAAGTTCACCTACACTAAGTGTGTTATATACATTATCTTGATATGCTTTAGCCTGCTCTGCCTGTTGTTGTTTTTTATATTCTTGCTCCGCAAGTTTTTGTGCAACAACTTCCTCATGCATTCTATCCAATTTTGGTTTAAATTGTTTAGCTTTTTGACCAAGCTTATCAATGTCTTTCCAATCTTGGATTTCATCTTCAATTTCTTCTGGTGTACCAAAGCTTGTAGCATAAAGATATTGTCTAGCAATTTCTTCTTGATGAGATTCAACATCTGGATCTAATTCAAATACCTCTTCTACTTGAGCAAGAGTTCTAAATAGACCTTTAAGATCTTGACCACCATCTGCTACATACTTAGCTGCAATTTGAAGTTCTTCAGGTAATGCTTGAAAGAATTCTTTTGGTGTATTCTCTCTAATTGCATTCTCTCTTTCTTGGAAGTTAGCTTCAAATAACTCACGGAAATCTTTAGTAGTATATTCTTCTAATGGTTTATCATCATCAAAAGGAATAAGTGTACCTTCCTCAATCATTTTAGTTGCTAACTCAGCAAGACCAGATTTATCTACTTTTGGTCTTCCTTTATTTCCAGCATCCTCTTCTTGAGTAATAAGTCCGTCAAGTTCAGCAATTGTTTCTTCAACATCAGCTTTCTTTTCAGCAGCCTCAGCTTTTTCTTCAGGAGTTCTAACAGTATTGTCAAGGAACGAAGTGTCTATATTTTCTTTAGAAAACATGGACTTTGGTTTCTCTTCTTTTGTGCCATCATCAGGTAGCATTACACTATCTGCACCAGGCATGCCAAAGAGCTCATCAATATTTACATCTACTTGACCTACCGTTGTAGTGTCTAGTACCTGATCATCCTCAGGATTTTTTGTTGGTTCTGCCATCTTTGTTGGTTTTGTTTATAATATAATATACTAATTAAACTTGAGAAATTTATCAGTAGTACTAATTTTTTTTGACATTATATAGCTAGTACTACTTTTTCTCTCCTTTATTTTGTTTATTACTATCAAATCTATTCTTGTTTTCTTGGGCAATTTGAAGTTGTTTGTTAGCAATCTCTTTCTGAGCAGCTATCTTTTCCCGTTCAACCTGATTCTTTTGAGCATCAGCATTCATACGGTTTGTTTCTTTTTCCCTTTGTAGATTAGTCTGATCTTGGAATTCTTGAGTAGCTCTAAGCTCTTTCATAGCATCCATGTAATCAGATTGTTTGTTCTCATTGATATCTACCATTGATCCCATACCAGCTGCTCTAATCTCTGCAACAAGAATATCTCTTTGTCTATTCTTCTCATCTCTTAAAGCTTCAGCATCAATCTCCATTTGTTTTTGCTCTTTTTGAGCTGCAAGTTGTTGTTCTTGCATTTGTTGTTGCTGTTGCATTTCTTGTTGTTTCTGTTGCTCTTGTTTAGCTTCAGAATCTTTAAGAACATTATTAAGTTGTGCAATTGAGTCTGACTGAACAATTTTACCAAGATCATAGATACTAGCTCCGGTAGTATTGTTTTGTAATGCCATTTGTTTTAATTGCTCAAGAATAGCTCTATGGTTTGCTGTAGTAGTAGCAAATATATTAAGGTCACGTAATAATAACTCTGTACCATTAATCTCAAAGTTTACTTTCTCATCCGCTCCTGTAAGATATGTTAATCTTGCAGATGGTTTTGTAGAGTGATAGTATTGAGCTAAGTCAGTACGCATTTGGTGCACTCTAGGCATTAGATAATCACAGTGCTGAATAAAGAACATCTCTGTCTGTGCATATGATGCATTAACAGCTTGTTCTACTCCGGTAGCGGTTTGTTGTGATATCTGTTGACCCATTCTTTGTGGGTTCACACCAATTACTTCATATGCTTGTTGCTTAAAGTGATTAGCAAGTTGTATCCTAGACATTAATCTTTCTGTCTGAGATAGATCAAGTTTTTGGAAGTGATTAAAGTTTAATGCATTTTCAGTGTTTGTAATAGAAGTATCCAATGGTAACATTTGGAAATTCTTCATTGCAACATATGCTTTAGATAAATTACCTTTACCCCAATCTTCACCTAATGAATGTTTAGGTAAAGAGTTTTGATCTAACATAATTACAGTACCTAATTCATCTACTAAGATATCTGCAATCTGATTGTTTACAATATTATACCCAATCTGATATGGCTTCATTAAGTCAAGTAATGCTGTTGACTTAGTATTTCTATCTGAGAATACAGCTCCTTCTACAGGAAGCTTGCATCCATATAATGAGGCATCTCCTTTAAACTGGAATTTAAGTGGGCCAACATGATTTTTTTCTACACCAATATAGATAGGAGAGAATCCGCCAGGGTTGTTCATACCCCAGAATGATGGAATGTTTGGTCCAATTTTTACACCACCCCAAACTTCATTAATCCAGATCCAATCAATATGTTCTCCATATACAAGATTCTCTTTAGTTTTATTTTTAAAGAGTCTAGTATCATAAATAGCTTTATCTGTAATCTTATAGTCTTCAGTTACAATTTCTGTTTCAACCTCACCTATTTCATTAATCTTTGTAAGGTGTCCTACTTTACGTTGAGATTTCCAATATGCAGTTGTACAACGTAACAAGTAAGCTGTTCCTTGGTCAAAGTAATCTTCACCTTCTGCAAGGATTTGATTAATAATATCTCCACCATCATATACAGATCCCGCGCGCATGGTAGTGTACTGTCTGTATGCTAATGAAGGCATGCTTACGTTCCAGTCATGTGTTTTGGTTGCATCATAGTATGTACCATCATTTTGGTAACCACCAATTGCATAACCAGCAGATCTAATTGGATATACTGCTTCAAGAGCTTCTAACTGCTCTTCTGTCATTATATAACCAAACTTGTCAATAACATCAGATACAGTAAACATATCAATTTTACCTACCCAGTTACCTTGAGAAATATATCTAGCATCTGGAGATTTATGGTAAAATGTTAATGGTGGATTCCAAAGTTCTACTTCATAATCATCCTCCATCATGCGGAAATGCCAGAACTCTCTATCTGTAATAAGCATATCTCTAAAGCCTCTCTCTTCTAATTCATCTATCCGGAATCTTTCTACATCTACTTGATGTTGGTGAGAAGCCCATTGTTCTACCATAGATCTATAATCTTTCTTAAAGAATGATTCAATTTCTGGCAGTGTTTTTAATGTATCTGGTTGTAATTGCTTATTGGCTTCTTCTGAATTAGGATCAAGTCCTTGCTCTAATAAAGCTGCCATAATTTTTGTTTGAGCATCTGCAAGAAGAGTATCTTCTACCATCTTTCTTTTTTGCTCCATCATCTCATTGTATGAGAAATCATCTACAGCTCTATATGTAAGCTTAGTTGATCTTTTAGCAAATTCAGCTACAAGAACATTAATAACATTTGGAATAATTGGATAAAACTTTAGTTCAAGTGCTGAAGAATCTTCTTTTGTTAATACTTCAACAATGTCTCTCATCTCATTGTCTTCTTCAACTATATAGTCAGTTCTATCAATAATGCCTTTTGCAAGTTTGTAGTTTTTCATTAACCTGCGGGCATTTCTACGGATTTGTTTTAATCCCTGCCATTCTAACCAGTCAAGATTCCAGGCAGCCCATTCATCATCTTTATCTATACTAGATAAAAACTGTAATGGTTGAGTAATACTACCCAACCTATTATGTTTAGCCTTAGCTCCTTTTTTTAAATCTAATGCATTATATACTTGCATAACTGTTATTTAATATTTTTAAAGGGTGATCTTTTGAATCCTTGATCATTCCTATAAAATGACTTACCCATATGCCTAAATGGACTACTATTTAATTTAAACAAATTTTCTGACTTTTGCAAGTTTTTAGCCGTATCATCCATAATAGTCCTTTTAGAATAACCTCTATTAGCTTGCTGAATTCTCATAAATGCAACTAATGCTGCAAATGATACAAGTCTATCCACGTTTACCCCATCAGAATATTCTCTCATTTCTTGCAACAACATCATATCTGGAATTCTTTCTATTCCATATTTTGTACGTACAATAGTACCATCAGGTTTAGTTTCTACATCTAGTTCTTCTTTACAGTATTCAATAGCATAACTTAATAAGTGTGCCTTAAATAATGTACCGGTGTTTTTCCAACCATACTCTTGGAATACGTTAGCATTTGCACCTAGATCTTTTAAGAACATAATCTGACTTTTAGGTACTAAATATCTTTGTTTCTTTCTAGAGATCATATACTGAATAAATAATGAGATGTTATTCTCAATTACTGTCCAGGCATTGTACCATTCTATAATTAGTTCTAATCTCTGATGAGTTTTATTAATGTCATCAAATCTACCACACCATGCAGCTACTATCTTATCTGGTTCTATATATGTTTCTGTTTCTATGCCAGTTACTTTAGTTACCTGTACAGGAGCCTTCATAACATAGATAGAACATAATGATTCTGATGTTGTAGTTTTACCTTCAGAAACGGGGTCAATAGAAGCATAATACTGACCAAAGGTTGGATCTGCAATAGGCCTTTCCCATACTACAAGTACTCCAGTTTTATCTTCTGTTTTCTTTGTAATTGGAAATTCTTTAATTGGTTGTTTACTTGTAGACTTAACCGCAGGTTTACCATGCTCATCTGTAAAGATATCTAGGAATTCATATGCATATTCCTTATCTTCAATTCTTCTTTGTTGTGCTGTAAGTAAATGAGTTGGGAATAAAGATACTGTCCTATGTGCAAATGCTTCTTCAATATTTCTAGGATGCTGAGATATCCTTAACTGATATGTTTCAGGATCTAGTTCTTTTTTCCAAGTTTCAAATTGCTTATCTAATGCTATTAATGCTTCTTCTACAAGTGAATTACCATAAGAATCAACATAAGGTGGCATTGACCATTGTTCTGGAATAAATAATCCAGATTCTCCAATTGTACCTTTTGAATCTATAAGGTCTGTTTCTACAGCATAAATATCATTGTCATGTGGTCTAGTAATCATTTTCTTTAATGGATCACATTGAGACAAGTCACCCACAGATCCTGCTGCAATGAACATTCCTGTTGTAATTAAACCGGATCTCATAGCTGGGCGCATGTACTCATATGTCTGATCCATCTTTGGAGCAATACCTGCCTCCTCATGAAAGAAGTATTTTACTGGACCCCCTACACCATTTGTTGGATCTTTCTCAAATGACATACCTTGTATAGTACCTTTAAGACCTACTTCTGTTTTTCTGTCTCCCTTTCTTACTTCAATCTTCTGCTGCCACATCATTACCTTGTCTGGTGACATAGGTCTATACCATGCGGTATGCTCATTTAGGAAAGCTGCGTATTCTTGTAAAAATTTCCAGGAACCTTTTTCATTGATATAGTCTTTAAGACTGGCACCAAGTTTAAGTGTAACCCCAGCTTCAAACCATTGCTGATTAATAAGCTTGGCCATATGAAAATAAGAAGATGCAATCTGACGTTTCTTAAGAATAGCTACATGCTTATAATTTAATTCTGCAAGTATCTCATATAATGCCATATGATACTGTGCATCCCTAATATCAGCAAAACCAAACTTCTGAATTTCTTTATTAAAGATTGGCAAAAAGTTTAGCCACATGTAATAATCTCTGGTGAGATACCAAGTATTAGTACTATCTTTTACAATTATACCTTTTCTGCATTTTGCTTTTTGGTCATCCCAATAAGCTATAAAGTCTTTAGATTTGAAGGGGGCTGTGCAATATACTCCGTTATCTCTAAACTTTCTTGACTCAGATATAAATATCTGATTAGTAAGGTCGTTGAAGCCGTACTTACCAGGTTCTTTGAAAACTCCTGATATAAACTTACTGAAGTCCTCTCTGGATTCAAAGTTTGTTGTTGTCCATGTTCCATTGTCATAGGTTGGTATGTCTTGATAAATTTCACTCATAATTAA